CACGTAATGAAGCGAAATCGTATCCACTTTGTGGTCCAAATCGTTCTGAGACATGGCGTTCACGTAAAAGATCGCGAACTTTGCCATATTTCTTTTTATTGTACCAATTAATTTTGTGCTTATTTGTACGGGCAGGCCTTTGGCATACCTGCGTTTCCTTGTTACATTTTCCGTATGTACTCGTCTTTAAAAACTTATTCATAGTAACAAAGATAAAAGTTAATGCTCAACAACAGAACATCACTCAAATGCGAAATCAACAAACGAATTCATCTATAGCGCTTTAAACGTCTTACGGTCGAAACCAAGGTTTTTGAATACCTCAAACGTTGCGTAAAAATTACTATAGAATCCAGCGTAAGCCTCACAAAGCTTAATTTTAATTATGGCTCATGTATCTTCATCGGTGCCATCCTCAGAATACATGTCTTGTACTTCCAGCCGGAATAAACTGGATAAAAATCATGTGTTTAAAATAACCCTACGAGACGGGTCCACAATCATAAGTCTCACCAACATAAAACTCCACTAAGGAGTAAATGACTCTTACAAAAGAGATCATATAATGTTGCTCAGAATAATCAATTCTTGAGCGATTACCAGGGTGTCAACCCTTAAGTGTGTAAAAACACAATATCATAAGCGATAGACGGACAAACCTATCTAGATATTAACTATAAAATGTCCACAAATTTTATCCCAACAGGGAAAGGATATCAATAGAACATGCAGGTGATAAATCTGCATAAAAATAACCTAAACAAAACATCAAATAAATGATGACGTGGATATCAATCACGATTAACTTACGGGCGTTGTAAGTTTAAATATAAGGTGGTAACTGTTAAGCTCAAAAGAGCGGCTACAGTAAAAGCCGAATAAAAGTGAAATGTCAAATAGAGATTGTAGGATCTACGAGAGGGCGCTAACGCCCCAACGCAGACTACAACTCTACAAGGGCGAATGAACGCCAATTATCACAAAGAACTCTGCATACGCTT